AAGTTAAATACTCAATAGAGGTAGATAAACAGGATGATCAAGATCGAATATACATGCACATTACAGGACTTAACGGAACTAGTCAGGTCTTTTCAGGTACTGACATCTTGTCTGAGTCTGGAGTATCAACAGGCTACCAATCTTATAACGGGTCTTTCGATTTCAGTGGTGTATTAAATAGAGTTACTATTGAGGTAGGCGGTAGAGATATTAATCTAGCCGTGGGTCCAGTCTTTGATGATGTGAGCGTTGACGTATTCTATAATGTAATCAATACAATTATTACTCAACAAATAACTACAGTAGAAGAAATTTATTATCTCAATCTTTTAGATACAGAGATTAACTTTGCAGAAGAAGTCTTTGAATTTAACGATATAGCTACCAATGATATTGGTGAAATAGAGTTTATGCCTTTTGAATCTGAATATGAAGAAGTGACTTATGAATCAGTTGAAATAGAAATGGCTGAGATAGAATTAGAGTTTGAATATGTCGAAATTTCTTATGATGTTTCTTTTGATGCTCCTCCTCCAATGGAGTTATTACCCCCACCTGATATGAATACGGACTTTGAAATACCCGTCAATATAGAAACCGTTACATTAGAGATCGAAATGGAAATGGATCTACCTCCACCAGATATGATAGCCTCTGTTGAAGAAGTTGCTCCTCCTGTAGAATTAGAGCCTGAAATAGAGATTGAGCCTGAACCCATTGAAATAGAAGTAGAAGAAACCAAACCACAAATTGAAGAAGTTAAACAAGAACCTGAAATGGTTGAACCCGAACCTGAAGAAACAGTTGAAGAAGCACCAGAAGAGGTTGAAGAAATTGAAGAGGTAGAAGAGATAAAAGAACCTGAAGAAGAAGCGCCTGAAGAAGTGGAAGAGGTAGAAGAAGAAACCAAAGAAGAGCCTAAAAAAGAAGAGAAAAAGGAAGAACCAAAGAAGGAAGAAAAAAAAGAATCTTCAGCAAAAGAAAAAGCTGCTACTAAGATAGTAAAAAAGATTGATGATAAAGCTCGTTATGATGATGCCGCTCAAACAAAAACATTAATTGTTATGCAGATTCTTGGTAATACAAAATCATTCTTTGATACTCAGTCTTACATCCAAGATACAAACGTCACAGAATATTTAAACAAGACAATAGATGACCAGTATGGTATGTTGTTTGACATGGCACAAGGACAGATTATGGATGATATGGTGAACTCACAATGGCAGAAGTAGCAATAGGGGGCGTGTCCTTTAAGGGAGGACGCATGATGGCAGTCATCTTAGCATTAAGTAGTGCTGTAGGAGTTTTGTATGGCGGGTTCGAAGCTTTTAAAAAATTTCAAGATATGTCTGCTCAGATTGAGAGTTATACCGCTCCTGATTTAAGCGGATTTGATAAAAAAATTGCTCTCGTGGAAACTCAAACAAAGTCACAAATAGAGCTTGTATCACAACAACTAGATGCTTTAAAAAGTGAGTTAGAAATTATACTAGGTGAAATAGACCTAATAAGTCAGGTTAGTCGGGAACTTAAAGATGACCTTAAAACAGATTTACGAAATGTTGAGCAAGACGTACGACACATAACCGAAATTGTGAATGACGTAGAAGATAGACAAAAAGAAGACTCGAGAGAGCTTATAGAAGAAATGAAGTTAATGGAAGAAAGCCTTGACTTAAAGATTAATAAGGCTTTAAATAACCCTTTATCAGGTATGTCTGCAAAGACTAAATAGGAGGTCATTATGTTGTGCAATTGTATAGATGGTGAATGTCAGTGTCGCTTAAAATAGATATAAAAACTGTTCTTCCGTATGTTGTGCTTATTGCAACAATAGGCATGACATGGGGTAATTTTACAGAGCGCCTTAATGCAGTTGAAAAAAAAGCAGATAGTGTTGCAGAAATGCAACAAGATATAGCAATTATTAAACAAAAACTTCTCATGATGGATGATAAAATGGGTTGGATAGAGGAATTCTTAATAAAAACATCTGATTTTTGATATCTAATAAAACTAAAAAACTAATTAATTCCGAAGTAAGATTGTGGTCAAAACATTATCTAGAGGTTCCCAACAAACATTTAAATAGATTACCTGCTTGTCCCTATGCTAAAATGGCGTGGCTAGATAATAAAGTTGATATTGAAATAAGAGAACCAAAAACAGGTTATACAAGAAATCTTAATAAACACATAAAAAGACTTAATTTTGATAAAAAAGAGATATTAGTATTTTGTGATATTTTTTTTAAAGAATATTCTCTGAATAAATTCCAAAGAATAATCGATAATTTTAATAGAAAATTTAATAAAAAAGACATTTATTTTATGGGCTTTCATCCCAATAACCCTCCCAATGAGGAGGAACAAGAATTTTTATTAGATCCTACAGGTGACAAAACAAATTTACCTGATTCTCAGATTGATTTTTCAATGATGTTAATACAAAAGTTCTCGCAATTATACGAGGCATCTGATAGATTAAAACGCATGGGTTATTATGATAAATGGCCAACAGATTACTATAACGAAGTAGTATCGTCTAGACAAATACAGTATAAAAAGCTTTTTAAATAAGGAGGCTACAATGGTTGGAATGGCAAAAAAGAAAAACGTAACAGGCAGTGGAATGATGAAAATGCGTGGCGGTGGAATGATGAAAAAAATGAAGGGTGGCGGAATGGCCAAGAAGAAGAACGTAAAAAAGAAAACTAAATCTAAAAAGAAAAAATAATTAATGACCACATCAGGAACAACAACTTTTAATTTAGAAATAGATAAGGTCATAGAAAGAGCTTATCGGAGAGCAGGTAAATCTTTACGCACAGGTTATGATTTAGAAGCAGCTCGTGATAATTTAAATTTGTTGTTTTCTGAGTGGGCTAATCGAGGTTATAGTTTATGGAAAGTACAAAATCATACACAAAATTTAACAGCTTCTACTAATCAATATACTGCACCTTCTAATGCAGATGATATTTTAGAAATGGTTTTTAGAAATGGAAGTACTGATACTACTATGACAAAAATTTCAAGATCAGAGTATCAAAATATTCCTAACAAAACTTCTGAAGGAATACCCACACAATTTTATGTACAAAGAAATTTAGCTAATGTTCAAATTACTACATACCTAACTCCTGAAACTACAGATACTCAAATTAATTATTGGTATGTACAAAGGATAGAGGATGTTGGAAAGTATACAAATACTCCTGATGCACCTTTTAGATTTTTACCCTGCATGGTATCTGGTTTAGCATATTATTTATCACAAGAAGTTAATCCCTCTCTTTCTGGTGAGTTAGAAAGAAGATACGAGTCAGAATTAGCTAGAGCGATTACAGAAGACTCTCAATCAACTTCTGTAAATATTGTTCCTAAAACTTTCTATCCAGGATTATAAATGGCATTTGCATCAGGTAAATTTTCACAAGCAATTTGTGATAGATGTGGATTTCAAGTTCCCTATTTAAATTTAAGTAAAGAATGGAATGGTTTATTAGTATGCCAAGAATGTTATGAGCCAAAACATCCTCAACTTGATCCAGGCTATCACAGTGCAGACGCTGAAGCATTAGAAAATCCTAGACCTCAAGAACAATTACCTTTAGTCGTTCAAGTTGGTATACCTAATGATACTTTTTTTACATCGAATGGTATGCAGCCTTCTACAATAAGTGATGACTTGAACATAGGAACAAGTCTTGGTACAGTAGAGGTAGTTATATCATGAATTATTCTGAATTATTATCAAATGTGAGAAATTATACTGAAGTTACTTCTGATGTTCTTACAGATTCAATTATTAATATTTTTATTACAAATGTAGAAAATAAAATTGATAGAGCTATAGATTCTGATAGTCAGAGAAGATATGCTACTACAACCCTTGAAATCAACAATTCTTTTATTGATGTTTCGGGTCCTGAAGGTGGTTTTCGATTTGCCAGGGGACTACAAATGCATAAAACTGACGGTACCATTGTATGGCTACAACAAGTAGATACTACTTTTATTGATGAGTATTCTGTTGAGAGGTCTACTACTGATGCGAATTTTACAGGTGAACCTAGATATTGGGCAAATTGGGATGCTACAACTTTGATGGTAGCTCCAACTCCTAATGCAGCTTACACAATTGAAATGTGGTATAATGAAACTCCTGAAAGGATAAGTAGTACAAACACTACAACTTTTTTATCTAATAATGCCTCAGAGGTTTTATTATATGGCACTTTAGCAGAAGCCTTTTCCTACTTGAAAAATGTTCAGGATATGCAATTATACGAAGCTAAGTTTACCGCTGCTTTAAAACTTTTTGCGGATGAGCAGATGGGTAGAAAACGCAGGGATGAGTATGTAGATGGTGTACTACGAATTCCTTTAACATCATTAGATCCTAAAGGGGGTACATAAAATG